ACTATCGGTGGCAATCAGCCGCTCGAACCAGAGACACGTCGGGTCGAAATAATCGGCGGCGGCAAAATACGGCTTGGGTCGGGGCAGGTAAAACTCTTTATCGTCGGTCTCGATGAACGTATCGCCGCCCCGCTTGGTCAGCCGCATGTCGGCGGGTAGCAGGTTGGTCAAGAACTTCTCACGCGCTACGGGATTAATACCCTCGGGTGCGTTGCGTATGCGGATCAGCTCGTGCACCCCGTCGCGTTGCCATAGGATCGGTGCGTTACGGAACGACATTGTTTCGGGCGGGTACGTAACGGCGGCAGGGATAATTCCGTCGAGCATGAGGTAGCGGTTCTCGTCGACACGGGCGATCCGATCCATAAACCTGTTACGGGGGCCGACCGGTCGCACGTTCATCTCGGCAGTGTTGCGTCCACCGTTAAGCGGCTTGACGCGCCTGTACAGCGCGACGGCTTGGTCAAACGAATTAATAGTCATCTCACACTTCCTCTACAGTTTGTTGTACTTCGATCAGATAACCCAATCGGCGAATGCCGTCGAGCGTTGCACTCGTCAGCGTCGAGTGTCCTGCGATCTGCGCAAATATCTTGGCCTTGTCGCAGACCGGATACACGGTCTTGTTGCCGTATATGTTCTTCACACGTACCGTGATGCTCATAGTTGTATCGCTTAAGTCTTTGTAAATACGGTTCATCTCACACCTCAAAAAAAAACCGGATGCGGAATGCACCCGGTTATAAAGCCTTATAACTCAGATCTCCACGTGCACGGTGGTCCCGTTCGGCGCGGTACGGGTTGCGTTGTCGATGACGCACCAGAGAACCGGCACGGTCCACGTGCCCCAGTCGCTACCGAGGTAGCCGTCGGTCAGCACGATAACGGCTTGGGGTGAGATGCCTTGCCTAGACATGTAATCGGACACGCACGACACCCGAGTGCCACCGCCACCGACCGGCTTGGTCGAGTGAATGATGTTAGGGATCTGATCGTCGGCGTACACCTCGTCACCGCATACCTCAGTGTCCCAATACAGGATGCGCACGGCGGCGGGCTTGACCGACTCGCAGATACCGGACACCTCACCCATGAACTGCGAGATCATGCGACCGTCGATGGAACCTGACGTGTCAATGGCAATAACCAACTCGTCGACCTTCTCGCTGATGCCAGACGGCAGGTATATACCTGCACCCCAATACCTGCGGTTTGGTCGTGCCCACGTCGAGTAGTCACTGCCCGTGCATGTCGTGGTAACAAACTCACGCAACACCTCGCGCCAGTCGACCTTGCTGTCGAGCACGTCGTCGAGCATACGGTTACCACCCGAGCCGGTCTTACCTGCAAGTAGCGCACCTTGCTGAGCGGCTTCCTGCACGGCACGCTCTAAGTTCTTTTTCTGCTCGTCGGTCAGCTTGCCCGCTCCTGCCCAATCGTGTTTATCCAACGGCTTGCCCGGACCCTGCCCGGGTTGCGGCTGACCCCCGGGTTGTGGCTGACCCTGACTTTGCCCCGGTTGTGGCTGACCTTGCCCCTGACCTTGCCCGTTCTTGGGCTGACCCTGCTTCTGCTTGTACAAAGCTTTGAACACCTGCGGCACGGTCATGTTGCGGTACTGCTCGTCGTACAGACCGCCCTTTGGCATGGTGATAAAACCCGGCTGAGTGCGCTTGTCGTGGTCGACCAGTCGCATGTTGATAACGTAGTCGCACGCGGCGTTAGCGCAGTCAGCGTCGAGCTTCCACAGCTCGGCGTAAGTAGTCAAGTGCAGGTAAAGAATGTGCCACGTCTCATGGCAGATGGTGAAGCGCAGGTCGGCATCGCTGATGCCATCGATGAACTTGTCAGAGTACATAGCGGTCACGCCGTTAGTCGCGGCGGTCTCGATACCATCCTTGCCGTTCGGCACGACAGTGTGTTTAGCCATGAGCACCAGACCCGTCACGGGCGTGTAGTGCGGAGACCCAATGATTGCACCGACAGCTTTGGTAAGACGCTGAGCGGCGGTGAGTTCGGCTTGTCTTGCGATCATCAACATGTGAACACCTCAAAAGATAGAGCCGGTTATAAAGCGTTATAACCGGCGGGTTGCGAGTCGTTGTTTATTTATCCGCACCGAATGCGAAGTTATTAGCCAGACACCATGCACGTGCCTTGGCGTTGTTGAGCACGACCGAGCGCTTGGCATAGTCCTCGCGCTTTACCTGCATCATGAACAGAAGCTGCGCTTCCATGTCGAGCCGGGACATATAGTCCATCCACTGATCAACCCACTCGCGTGCGATGGTTGCGAGCGTGCGATGCACGACCATGCACGTAGCCGCGTCGGTCGATGGAATCTTGGCAGTGAACGGGTTGGTCTTGATCGAGTCAGGCGTGGGCATATCCTGCGCCGTGTCGTAGAACGTGACCAGCTCACCTGCGGCTTTTGCACCGATACAGCCAATGAGCGCGGCCATGAGCATGCGGCGGGGCTTGCCCGTGTACAGCCAGCGCGACGCAGCTTCGAGCGAACGCAGGGTAACAAATGACACGCGGGACTTGTCGCCCGGGTGCATGATGTACTGGTTGTCTTGCGGGTTGGCAACATCCTCGAATGACGCGAACCATTCCGGTTTGTCGTTGACGCACGCGATCATCGCAGGGTGAATGCCCGCGTTGTACGCATACTCGGTGATCCACTCGGTGTTGGTTGCACCGCGCATACGGGTGATCGTGATGCGGTTACGGTGATGACCCAATAACAAGTCACCGAGACCCTCGGACCCGAGATTAGTTGTCGCGAACACCATCGAGTCAGGGTGCAGGGTGTACGACCCAAGCTTGCGCTCCAACAGCAGACGCATCATGCCGTTCTTGACGGCAGGATTAGCTTTACCGAATTCATCCACCATCAAAATCAGCGGCTTGTTGAGGTGGATACCCAACTCTTCATTGGGCACGTAACGCACGCAGGTAGAGTCACCGTCGAGAGTGTGCAACTGAGGGATAGTGATATCCCCGAGGTCCTTGGTCGTGCAATCAAAGTAACAGGGCGTGTGCGTCGGATGACGCTTGGCGAGCATCTTCAGGATTGAACTCTTGCCGATACCCATGCGACCTTGGATGAGCATCGTGTTCTCACGGCACGACTCGATCATCTCGGCGCACTCGTTGATGGACAGATCGTAGAGAGAGTTAGTAGCGGAAGCAGACATGGAACACCTCAAAAGATAAAAAGAAACAAGGAAACAAACACAAAGAACAAAGAGCGGTTATAAAGGATTATAACCGCGAGGGAACAAAAGACAAAGATTACCAAGACAAGTTCGACAGTATCGCGTCGACCTTCTGCTTAGTGTCACGGCGCAAGTGGTCGTCCTCACGCAGTGCATCAGGGGACACGCCGTCGAGCGCGGCTTCGAGACCGTCACGCATGGCCGTCATACGGTGGTCGTTCTCGACATTGAACGCATCGAGCAGAGTCAGGAGATCACGCAGGTTGTAGACAAGAGAGTCGCGGAACACCTTTTTATCTTTAGCGTCACCGCCTACGTAGTCGAGCCGCTCAGACATTTTAGACATGGCGTCGTACGTGCGTTGCCAGACTTCCTTCATGGTTGCATCGAGCCGAGCGTTGTACGTATCGGCAAACGACTGCGCGAGAATCTGGTTGTGCTCGTTGAGCATGTCGAGTTGCCAGTGCCCTGCAACGGGCATGGGCTGTTGCGAATGGCCGAATGAGAACTTACTACGCAAGGTGTCGACCGACGGATAGTCGGAGTCACGGTACAACGAGCCGAGCTTGGCACGGGCTTCAGTCTGCGCCCACGAGTATGCAGACAGGAACGCTTCTTTGAGCTTGTCGAACTCAATCTGGTGACCGGTGATGCCCTCATAGTAAATCGGGAACCGTGCGGTCGGCAGGGTGCGCTGACCGAGGTCGCCCCAAAGGCTTGTCTGCTCGTAGTGCCAGTTACGCACGTTGGCGGCGTGCTTCTGGATTGCAACCAGCTCGGCGCAGTCACCGAGTAACTTCTTGTGGAATGCACCGACGTTGGCATCGGCGTTGTTGGCAACGGTCACCTCACGGGTCGCCTGTTTGTCGAGCTTGCGCCCCGTCCACACCGAGATGTTGAGTTCGGCAATGACGAGGGACTGGTGAAACACGTTGTTCGATGCGGTCTGTGCAGTGGTCAGAGTGGCATCGATAGGGGCGATGGACATATGGGCAAAAGTCATGATGAACCTCAGATAAAGAAAGAAAAAGAAACGAGTTATAAGGCTTTATAACCAGCGGGCTGGTTAGTAGTAACAACGCTGAATGCGCAGGACAGTCAGGAGCCGGTCACGAAAAGAAGGCTTGAACTTGCGAAGCAGAGAGGACTGCAACCGCTCCATGTCCCAACTAATGACACGGCACGAGGACTGGCACGGGCGGGTGTACCCGATGCCGATCAGGGTCGGACCCCAATCTTTTTGGACAACGGTCGAGCCGTCGTCCCGCTTGGTGAGTGGCATAAGCACCTCCGAAAGTGGAATCAGTTATAAGGCTTTATAACCGTCTGTCGGTACACAACCTAAACTACCGAACAGAACCCATAGTATGACAGGTTTAGGGGTGTTTGTCAAGTTTTGGTAGTTCGTAGTGTTCTAATGTTCGTGTATGGGTATTGTGGAGTGTTCGGGATATTGGATTGTTCGAGTGTTCGGGGTTGAGTGAAATGGATCGTACGGGCTTGGACGTAGGAACGATGTAGGCGAAATCGTGTTTTTGCAGACCGTATACGGGTCGTCAATACGGCAGTGTGTCCAATGTAGCCAATGTTCGAAGGCTAAAATCGCTGTAGGAAAGAAAAATCACGTGGCTAACATAATATGGTGTGTTTAAAAAGTGATTTTCTGGCTATCCACCCTTTTTTAGACCGAACATTGGCTACACATACTTCTAGATACTTTTAGATACCTTTTACTCTTATTTGATACATAGATTTAGATACTTTTACATACCCCTTGCAATGTGCTGACGCCCGTTGCAATCGTTTGATTCCGTACCTTTTGTTCCTGCAACTTGGCTACACGACCGAACAGTAAACACACCAAAAGCAAAAAATTCTGTGTTTGGACAGAACGGTCGATTTACCGTACGACCGAACAATCGAACAACCGAACAATGGAACGATCAAAACCCGCCACGCCGCTCATGGAAACTACTATCAAAAACGAGTTATAAAGCCTTATAACCAGCCACGCCGCGCCCCTCGTGCGACCCGCCACGCCACTCACTGGAACTACTATCAATGCCCGCGCAAAAAACGCGGGCGAAAAAAAAACCCCGCAGACCGAAATCTGCGGGGCTGGCGTCAAGCGTTGGGGCAGTAGCGGAAAAACCTAAACCGATCCGGGTTCGGATCATTGCGGTATTCATAACAGGAAACCGTTGCACGCTGTAAGGGTTTAACCCAAAAAACGCTGGGGGGTTTCCTACGTGCCACTTGCCAGTGCAACAAATTACTTAGGCAAGCGTCGGAGAATTTAGCGTGCGTCATAATTGCATGCGGCCCGGGTTTCCCCGGGACCGTCCAGTGATAAGTTATTAAACAGGCAAGCGTCCGAGGATAGCTTTCAGGTCGTTGGTCAGTACCACTAGGTCGACTGGCTTACCAGCGGCATCGTGCAAACCCTCAAGCTTCCCGGCGTACTTGACCGCACTCTCAATAGCTTTGCGAAGCTTGTCGACTGGACTCTTCGCTTCGGTTTCGGTTTCATCCTCACCGTTGGCTTCAGCTTCCAATTCTGCTAAGTACTTTTCAATCAGCGCGAACTTAGCGCCGAACCCTTGCCGGATTACTTTATTCCGATCCTTCGCCGCATCGTCCAGCGTCTTCGGATCGGCCAACAGGTTTGCACGCTCTTTTGCGACGGGCCAATTGGCAATCATCCCATCGCGCAAGGTTTGCCGATTCTGCTTCCCAACCAGCGTCTTTCCGTCCAGCGATGCGACGCGCCATTCGGCATCGAACAGCACGCTTGACAAGGAAACCCATTTACCCTTAGCACCTTCGACTGCCTTGTCAGCGTCGTTGCTTTTCTTCAGCGCGTCCGCACAAACAGCGCCGAACCCGGACGGAAGAGCCAGTGCACCAACGGCGGTATGGTTGGTCGCAATCTGGGTTTGCACCATTGCTTCAATAGCGTTCATATCATCTACCTCACGTGAGGCCGGTATCGACTGACACCACAAAACCCCACAACCAAATAATACCTGAACTATCAACCAGTGTCAAACCATGTCAAAACAAAGCAAAGAGTTATAAAGGTTTATAACTGACCAAGTGTCCCATCGCATACCAGGTAGATGTTACACAAAATAGAATGATTATGGTCCGCAGTATCATTACAGCGCACGGTACGATCGATCGATGAAGCGATTCCCGCCGACGGCGACCCCACCACGCCCCGCCCCCCCACTTAGCCTGCTAGGTACCATCGCGTCTATTACTTGCTATTCCCCACGAACGATCTCCTATTTTTTCGTTTTGGCTACATTAGACCCCCACCCCCCTCAATATAGGGAAGGCCCCCCTTATGTTTTGGTTCCATACCCCTTGCAATTTTTATTTTTTATATGGTATGGTGCATTCCTTCGGTGCTTCACGCATCTGCGACCACACAATATGACTTTGTTATGCACACCAGATGTGGGCGTGCCATTGCCGCCCGAGGATATTTCTTATCCTGAGTTGCGCGAACGCGCCGCTGCCGCTTGCAAAACCCTTGAGCATTTGGCTGTAAATGGTTTACCCCCTGAAGCATTCGACCCGACGCCCACTGACGCCGATACAGTTGCGAATCTTATTGATTCGTTTGCGGAAGATGAGGTCAAGACCAATAAAAGTCTCGACACGCAGAAGTTCTCAGCGATTTCACCTGCTGCGGTCTTTCAGGTCAATGAGCTTCTTACGGAGTTTGGCCTCGCGGTTGTCAAAAATGCGGTACAAGTCCGTCATTTAGTCACTAATAAGCTGATATTAGAGACGGAAAACCCCGATGCCCGGGTGCGAATTCGCGCTTTGGAACTGCTGGGCAAGATGTCAGACGTGGGATTATTCACGGAACGCTCAGAAGTAGTCGTTACGCACCGTTCTACGGACGATTTGAAGCTTAGTCTTAGAGAAAAACTGCAAAAATTGCGCTCAAAGGTTGCAAAAGAAGAGGCTTCTGATGCAATTATTGACATGGAAGCCCATGCGCCCCTGCAAGACATCGATGTTGACGCGGAATTGGGTCTATGACTGTGCTAAGTGCCGTCAATCTTGATGATATGACCGATGCAGACATCGATCTGCTGTTGGAAAACATCGATCAGCTTGATGAATATGAGCAGCAAGAGGTTTATGAGATTGCAGAGACTCTGGAGCGCCGTCGCCACGCTCAGGCGTGCAGTGATGACCTGATTGAGTTCTGCAAACACATGCAATCCGACTATAAGGTCGGGAAACACCACCGGATTTTGGCAAACCTGCTGATGCAGATTGCTGAAGGTAAAGAAGACAGAATTTGCGTCAACATGCCCCCTCGGCATGGTAAATCTCAACTGGTCAGTATCTACTTCCCGGCGTGGTTTATAGGAAAGTACCCCACTAAAAAAGTTCTTATGGTGTCACACACCACAGATCTAGCTGTGGACTTCGGTAGGAAGGTGCGAAATCTTATCGACACGGACTTGTACCGGCAGATCTTTACAACTGTGAACCTTGCGTCTGACTCAAAGTCGGCGGGTCGGTGGAATACGAACGTAGGTGGTGAGTATTTTGCGTGTGGTGTGGGATCTGCGCTTGCCGGTCGTGGTGCCGACTTGTTATTAGTAGACGATCCGCACAACGAGCAGGACATCATCAACGGAAATCTTGATGTGTTCGACAAGGCGTATGAGTGGTTCACGTTCGGTGCCCGGACCCGGTTGATGCCCGGTGGGCGAATCGCAGTTGTTCAGACCCGCTGGCACTTAGATGACCTGACCGGACGTTTGCTTAAAGATATGGCAAACAACGAGGGTGCGGACAAGTACGAGATTGTCGAGTTTCCGGCCATTCTGGACATCGAGAAGGACGGCGCTGTAGTTCAGAAGCCGCTTTGGCCTGAGTTTTTCGACATGCCAGCGTTGCTGCGCACCAAAGCTTCGATGCCGGTGTTTCAATGGAACGCCCAGTATCAGCAGAATCCGACCGCAGAAGAAGCTGCGGTTGTAAAGAGAGAATGGTGGAACACGTGGACGCGCGAAAAGCCGCCTTCTTGTGAGTATCTCATAATGTCTTTAGACGCTGCGGCGGAGACACACAACCGTGCCGACTTTACGGCGATAACGGTTTGGGGTGTGTTTTACAACGAGGACAAGAACGAGAACAACATCATCTTGCTCAACGCCATTAAGAAGCGCGTGGAGTTCCCAGAGCTAAAGACATTAGCTCTGCGCGAGTACAAGGAGTGGAACCCGGACGCGTTTATTGTAGAAAAGAAGTCCGCTGGTACGCAGTTATATCAGGAGCTGCGGCGCATGGGCATGATTGTGCAGGAGTACACGCCGCACAGGGGCACCGGGGACAAGATGGCTCGACTTAACTCGGTTGCCGATATTGTCCAGTCGGGTTTGGTGTGGGTGCCTGAGACACGTTGGGCGGAAGAAGTCGTAGAAGAGATTGCAGGATTTCCGTTTGTCAGCCACGATGACTTGGTTGACTCGACTGTGATGGCACTCATGCGGTTCAGACAGGGCGGCTTCTTGCGATTGCCAACTGATGCGCCAGACGAAGTGCAGTACTTTAGGTCACGCCAGAACTCTGCGTATTACTAATAGTTTATAGGTTAAAAAATGGCTACGAATTTTGACAAGTCGCTCTATACGAATGATCCGCTTAACATGAGCGCTCCAGAAGAAGACACAATTGAGATACAGATTGAGGACGAGTTGCCTGATGGCGGGTCAGCAGGTGACGTGACCATCGTTTTGGAAGAAGAACTCACGGTTGATAACGACTTTAATGCCAACCTCGCCGAAGATATGGACGAGTCGGAGTTGGCGTCCCTTGCAGACGATCTGGACGAGTTAGTAACGGCAGACATTAATAGTCGCAAAGACTGGGCTGATACATACGTCAAGGGCTTGGAAGTGCTGGGGCTGAAGTACGAGCAGCGCACCGAGCCGTGGGACGGTGCGTGCGGCGTGTTCTCTACCGTGCTGACCGAGGCGGCTATTCGGTTTCAAGCCGAGACAATTATGGAGACATTCCCCGCTGCGGGGCCTGTCAAGACCCAGATTGTCGGTGCATTAAATAAGATGAAGGAGGAGGCTGCGGAGCGTGTCAAAAACGACATGAATTACCAGCTTACCGAGCGTATGTCTGAGTATCGCTCAGAGCATGAACGGATGCTGTTTAGCCTCGGGCTTGCCGGTTCAGCATTTAAGAAAGTGTACTACGACCCAGCTCTGGGGCGTCAGGTGTCTATGTATGAGGCAGCAGAAAATGTTGTCATGCCATATGGCGCATCAAACATCTATACCGCCGAGCGCGTCACTCACATGATGCGTAAAACTAAAAACGATATCAGGAAACTCCAAGTAGCGGGGTTCTACCGAGATATTGACATGGACGATCCGGTCAACATGCCGACCGACATCGAGAAGAAGAAAGCTGAAGAGCAAGGATATTCGATAACGGACGATGACCGGTATCAGGTGTGCGAGGTGCACGTTGACTATAACCTGCCGGGATACGAGGACCCTGATGAGATTGCCCTGCCATACGTGATTACATACGAGCGCGGGACTCAGACAATTTTGGCTATCCGCAGAAATTGGAACCCGGACGACGAGCGCAAACTCAAGCGCCAGCACTTCGTGCAGTATAACTACATCCCCGGTTTTGGGGTGTACGGTATGGGGCTGATTCACATTATCGGCGGATACGCACGCGCAGGAACATCTTTAATCAGACAGCTTGTCGACGCTGGCACGCTGTCTAACCTGCCGGGGGGCTTAAAAACCCGTGGGTTGCGGGTTAAAGGTGACGACACGCCGATTGCTCCGGGCGAGTTCAGGGACGTGGACATCCCGAGTGGCGCGTTGCGCGACAACGTGATGCCGCTGCCGTACAAGGAGCCGAGTCAGGTTCTGGCTGGGTTGCTCGATAAGATCACGGAAGAAGGTCGCAGACTTGGTGCGATATCAGATATGAACATATCTGACATGAGTGCAAATGCGCCGGTTGGGACTACGCTGGCTCTGCTTGAACGCACGCTCAAAACGATGTCTGCGGTCCAAGCTCGGGTGCACTACTCGATGAAGGAGGAGTTCAAGCTCCTGCGCGACATCATCCGTGACTATACGCCTACGGAGTATGGCTACGAGCCGGACTTCACCAAGGACCGCCAGATCAAGCAGTCCGACTACGACATGGTGGAGGTCATCCCGGTCAGCGACCCGAACAGCAGCACGATGGCGCAGCGCATCATGCAGTACCAAGCGGTTATGCAGTTAGCGAGTTCTGCTCCGCAGATCTATGACCTGCCACAACTACACCGTCAGATGATCGAGGTGCTGGGCATCAAGAATGCAGACAAGCTGGTCCCAGTCGAGGATGACGAGAAGCCACGTGATCCGATCAGCGAGAACATGGCAATTATTAAGGGTAAACCCGTAAAGGCGTTTATCTATCAGGACCACGACGCACATATTGCAACGCACAACGCGTTTATGCGAGACCCGATGATTGCGCAGCAGATAGGCCAGAACCCACAGGCTCAGATGTTAATGGCTGCTGCTCAGGCGCATATCGCTGAGCACTTAGGCTTCTCGTACCGCAGACAGATTGAAGAGCGGATGGGCGTGTCGATGCCTGAACCCGATGCAGATATGCCGCCGGATATGGAGGTGCAGTTGTCGCGGTTGGTTGCTCAGGCCAGCCAGCAGTTGCTCCAGATTCACCAAGGTCAGGCGGCTCAACAACAGGCGCAACAAGTGGCACAAGATCCCCTCATCCAGATGCAGCAGCAAGAGTTGCAGCTCAAGCAGCAGGAAGTCCAAATTAAAGCGCAGAAAAACCAGAGCGAGGCTCAGATCGCTGAGCAGAAGCTCCAGCTTGAGCGCGACCGGATTGGGGTCGACGCGCATATCCGCGCTGCGCAGATTGCACAGACACGCAACAACCCGAGAGGTGGATAAATGGATGAACGCTTGTTGAACTATTTAAAAGAACGCAACCAAAGCAGACGGCAGTCCATAACGGACTTCCTCACTGACGGAGGCGCTAAAGACACTGCTGAGTACCGAGAAGCGGTTGGAGTTATTAAAGGTCTACTCCAAGCGCAACGAGACCTAGAAGACCTTTTTGAACGCATGAAGGAACACGATGAATGACGCCGTAGATCTGTCGCTTGTACTAAATAAAAGCGAAGAAGAAAAAGCCAGACAACTTCCAATCCCCAAGGGTTACAAGATTCTTGTCACCTTGCCGGATGTTGAAGAAGAGTATGAGAACGGGATTCTCAAAGCCAATACAACTGTGCACTACGAACAGCTTCTATCTAATGTGCTGTTTGTGGTTGAGCTGGGCGATATGGCATACACGGATAAGCTCCGGTTTCCTACGGGTCCGTGGTGTAAGAAAGGCGACTTCATCATGTGCCGTGCAAACACTGGTACGCGGTTCAAGATCCACGGGCGTGAGTTCCGCCTAATTAACGACGACTCTATTGAGGCGGTTGTTGAAGATCCACGCGGCGTTGGTCGCGTAAATTAAGGGGGCGCTATGAGCGAGTTTAAATTTCCAGATGAAGCAGAAGCCTCCGCTAAAGAAGACGAGTTTGCGTTTGAGGTCGAAGCTGATGACGACGACGTAAAAGTCGAAGTCGTTGATGATACGCCGGAAGAAGACCGTGATCGCAAGCCGATGGCTGAACAGCCTGACGATGTGACCGAGGAAGAGCTTTCCAAGTATAAAGATGTCAAGCTGCGTGATCGGATTGCACATCTTAGCAAGGCTAGGCACGAGGAACGGCGAGCTAAAGAACGCGCTGAGCGCGAGCTTCAGGAAGCTGTGTCTATTGCACAGCGAGTACTTGCTGAGAACGAGTCGTTAAAAAACAACGCGGGTAATAGCCAGAAGGTGATTCTGGATCAAGCCGCTACTGTAGCCTCCCGCGAGATGGCGGAAGCTAAACGTGCGTACAAAGAAGCCTATGAAGCCGGTGATTCGGAAGCATTGGTGAACGCACAGGAAGCTATTACATCAGCAAAGCTAAAGGCTGATCGGATTGAGATCGCAAAACAAAGAGCTTTACAGGAAGTAAAAACTCCTGTACAAAATGTTCCTACACCTCAACCCCCTGCGAGAGAGGTGCCGGTTGATGATAAAGCCGTTCGGTGGAAAGACCGTAATAGCTGGTTCAACAAAGACCGGGAGATGACAGGCTTCGCTCTCGCAGTGCACGAGAAGCTTGTTGACGAGGAAGGGATTGATCCTCGATCTGACGCTTACTACGAGCGCATTGACGCCCGTATGCGTGAGAAATTTCCAGAGAAGTTTTCAAGCAACCCTAAGCGTTCTAATGTAGTGGCACCGGCAACCCGAAGTACTGCGCCTAAAAAGATCGTACTGAAGCAAAGTCAGGTATCGCTTGCTAAACGCCTTGGAATCCCGCTTGACCTTTATGCCAAGCAAGTTGCATTGGAAATGAGAAAGGAACGTGAAAATGGCTGAGAACAAATTGACCACCCAACTTCGTGAAGACCGTGACCTTGCTTCCCGCGTAGCTGCGGAGCGACCAAAGCAATGGGCACCGCCAACACTGCTACCCGACCCCAAACCGCAAGACGGCTGGGCTTATCGGTGGGTCCGCATTTCGACTCTTGGTCAGAACGACCCTACTAATATCTCCGCAAAGCTCCGCGAAGGATGGGAGCCGGTGCGAGCGGCGGATCACCCCGAAGTTCATGTCTACAGCGATGCAGATGGTCGCTTTAAAGACAATATTGTGATCGGTGGGTTGATGCTCTGCAAAACACCAGTCGAGTTTACTCAACAACGGGATGCTCACTATCAAAAGCAGACCGACGGTCAGATGAATTCGATTGATAGTCACTTCATGCGCGAAAACAATCCGAAGATGCCTCTTTTTAAAGAGCGACGGTCTGAGGTGAGTTTCGGTAAAGGCAGTTAACTTTTTTAGGAGCTTTAAATGGCTTACCCGACCATTAACGGCCCTTACGGGCTAGTGCCGGTCAACCTGATGGGCGGTATTCCGTTCGCTGGGTCTACCCGGATGATTCCGATTGCGCAAAACTACGCG